CAAGCTGTTGAAGCTAAGACACGCAAGTTACAAGCTCGTTGGACATTTGAATCTGCACAAGACGCACAAGCCATGCATGGTATTGACGTTGAAGCAGAAATCATGGCTGCTCTGGCACAAGAAATCACTGCTGAAATCGATCAAGAGATCCTCTTGTCTTTATCAACATTGGCTGCTACTGAGTACACATACAACCAAGCTACTGTATCTGGTACTGCTACATTCGTTGGTGACGAACACGCTGCTTTAGCTGTTCTTATCAATCGTGTTGCTAACTTGATCGCTCAGCGTACACGTCGTGGCGCTGGTAACTGGGCCGTTGTTAGTCCAGCTAGTTTGACAGTATTGCAATCTGCAACAACTTCTGCTTTTGCTCGCACAACAGAAGGCACTTTCGAAGCTCCTACAAACACTAAGTTTGTTGGTACATTGAACGGCGCAATGCGTGTGTTTGTAAACAGCTATGCTTCAGACACAGCGTCTGTATTGGTAGGTTACAAAGGCACATCAGAAGCTGATGCTGCTGCGTTCTATTGCCCTTACATTCCTTTGATGAGCAGTGGTGTTGTTCTTGATCCATCAACATTCGAACCAGTAGTTAGCTTTATGACACGTTATGGATTTGTCGAGCTCACTAACACGGCCAGTTCTTTCGGGAATGCCGCCGACTACGTTGGTGAAATTGCAGTTCAGAACTTGAGCTTTTCGTAAGAAAATCGAAGTTTATTTTTCTCAGGGATGGGAAGAAGCAGGAAAGCGCCGCAAGGCGCTTTTTTGTTGACCAAATTATTTGACAAACGGTATGTTTTGAGTGTATTATGTTTAGTAATGCAACAGACTATGCTAAATAAAAGTATGAAACACTTTATATACAAAACAACTCATACAAACGGCAAATACTATATTGGAAGACATAGTACAGAAAATATCAACGATGGCTATATAGGATCGGGTATGTGGCCATTATCTATAAAAGATAAATCTACATTGAGCCGCGAAATACTGGAATATGCTGATTCAGTTGAACAAGTAAAAGAACTTGAAGGTCAATACTTAGCAGAGCACTTTGGTAAACCAGGATGCATGAATCGCACTGTAGATCCTGTTGGGTTTGATTCAGATAATAACCCCATGAAAGACCCAGCTATTGTAACAAAAATTGCCGGAGACAATCATTGGACTCGAACAGATCCATTAGCAGGCGATAAGTTACGAGTACAACAGCAAAAACTTATTGATAAAGGCAACCACCATTTTGTTGGGGATAGTAATCCAAACAAAGATGGTCGCAATGCCAAAACAGCAATGGCTAATGGTAACCACATTAATTTAACTAACAATCCAAGCATATGGCGTAGCGAAGCAGGAATACACCACTGGCAAGATGGAAAAAGCCCAAATGCTGGAGGCAAGTTAAACAAAAAGCTAGTAGAGGAAGGAACTCATAACTTCCTAGGCCCTGAATTAAATCAACGACGCATCAAAGAAGGAACTCATAACTTCCTAGGATCAAAAGGAAATGCAGATAGACTTGCTAACGGTACTCATCCAAGTCAAATGAAAAAAACTTGCGAACACTGTGGAAAAACTGCAAGTGTGAGTATGTACGCCCGCTGGCACGGCATCAACTGTAAATTCCAATAAATATTTGTATGGTTACAAATGTTAAATTTTCTTCTGGATTGTTTCCAACTAAACAGCCAGCACCTGTAGGAAACCCTACAGGATATGGCACTAGCCATCCAAATTAAATTTTATTCCAACTTAAAAATTTGTGAACTCGTTCACGCACAGACTTCCAATCACCCATGGCAGGTTGACGAAATAGTCTTGCACTAGGATACCAAGGACTGTCATCACGATTGAGTAACCATCGCCAATCAAGACCGTACGCATTGAGCATGATCCAGGTTGAACGGCCCATTGCACCGGCTAGGTGCGCTATGGCAGTATCAACGCTTAAGACAACATCAAGGTGATGTACCAAGGCCGCTGTGTCGCTAAAGTTACGAATCGTTCCAGGATAAGCAGTTACCCCAGCAGCAATTAAAATTTGTTCTTCTTCTGGTGTGCAATCTATTTGTAAATTAATCCACTCATAATCTGGATTTTGTTTAATAAGAGTTAACATTTCAGTAAACGGCATGGCCTTGTGCTGGTTAATCCAGGTGTCTCTACGACCCGACCAACAAAATCCTACACGTAGGCGTTTTTTAAAGCCAAGCCGTTTTTGCCATTCTTGCACTAAATTTTTATCAGCTTCGATATATTGTAAATCTTGCGGTAGATTTTCCAAGGTAATTCCTAATACCCCAGGAATACTCATAATTGGAATCCAGTAGTCAAACTCTCTGCAGTCTTGTTCCGGAGAATAAAGAGTCATTGGCGATCCGCTAAACAACGGAATTAAATTGTCATTAATTTGCAGTTTTATTTTTGCACCCGATGCTATTAAGTTTCTAATAAATCTAACAAATTGTATATTGTCGCCATGCCCTTGCTCAGCAAAAATCAGCAAAGTTTTGTCTTTAAGATCTTGCCCGGTCCAGCGTGGTTGAGGCGGATTTGGTAATAACCCATTTAAGTGTTCAAAGTTCCATCGAGTTTCGTACTGCGGCCACCCACGGGCATAATCTCCTGATAACAAGTATGCCACCGCCAAATTAAAGTTAGCAGTAGCTTGTTCAGGAATAATTTTTAATGCTGTTTCTAAAAATGGAATAGCACGATCTGGTCGGCCACATTCACGCAAGACATTGCCATAATTATTCCAAGCACTAAAGTAGTCGGGCTCGTGCGTAAATGCTTGTGCATATAATGCCAGAGCTTCTAGGGGTTTGTTTTCTGTTCGGCATTGATTGCCTGCTTCTACAAGTTGTTCTACATTCATACGGATATTTACGAATATTAGCCTACGGCCTGTTTATTTTAGATAATACGGTAAATACTTGTCAACGTAATACGGCGTTTTATGCGGAAGACTAAACCCTACCGCGTAGTGGCTAGAACCCACATCGGACTTCTTTAAGGAGAAAACAAAATGGGACGTCCTCTTAAAATTAAAAAGATAACTGAAGCTAGTTATAACTCTAGCACTGGTGCAAATCCTGGTGTTGACATTGGTTTCAATGCATTGGCATATTTAACAGCACCTGTGTTGCCAAGTCCAACTTGGGACTCAACAACAGAGTATCTTGGTGTAGTTGGTGGCGTACAACCTCCAACAGTGGCCAGTGCAAACTATCCAGTTATCAAGTGCGAAGTAAACATTACTAACAGCTACAGCGGTCAAGTAGCCGGATTGATTATCCGTCAAAAAGGCTCACGCAAGTTTCTAGTATCAACATCAGCCGGTATTGATCCAGCTAATGCTGTAATTGGTGGCTCACCTAGCGTAGCCCTGCGTATTCGTGTAGTTGGTGATACTAACTGGACCGCCATGGGTGCTCCAGCAGGCTACGGAGTAGGTACCGTTTTTACACCAACAGCAGCGTCTGGTGCAGGTACCACAGGCACAGCTCAAGAAGTTGGCATCTGCGTATTATACAGTGATACAACCACAGTTACAGCAGGTAACATGAGCATCAGTTATTTCAGTAATGACTCAACAGAAACTCCTGTTAGTAAAATTACCAACAAGTTCCTCCAGAACTTTGCTGGTGGGGAAACTGGCGGCGGAGCCAACACAGGCGACGTATGGAATCCAGATCTAGTTGTTAACAACGTAGTATACGCTGACAACTTCTTCAGTGATGAAGGCACAACCGCTAAATCAGGTGCTGATATTGCAACTTGGGGCACAAACGGTTCAGAGCAATTGGCAACAGGTGCTTTAGACCTAGCGATTGTAGAAAACTATAAGAGCTAATTTTGTATCAACCAAAAAATCCCCACTAAGTACTGTGGGGATTTTTTATGACCATAGCATTTGTATTGGGCAACGGTACTAGCCGTCAACACGTTAATCTAGCACATTTAAAAAACTGTGGCACAATCTACGGATGCAATGCCCTGTACAGATCGTTTACTCCAGATGTACTAGTAGCTACCGATAAGCCCATAGCCGAAGCAATACAGGAATCTGGTTATCCTTTAACAAATTGTTTTTACACTAGACGCCCATTGCCCGAGTCTGGCGCACTAAAATTGCCAGACAAGTATCGTGGATATAGTTCTGGCCCAAACGCTGTGGGCTTAGCCGCACATGACCAACATTATTGCATATATTTGCTAGGGTTTGACATGGGCCCTAATGAAAATAATCAAATTAATAATTTATATGCAGGTACGGAATTTTATAAACCTGTAGATGCTACCCCAACTTTTACTGGAAATTGGGTTAAGCAAATAAAAGAAATTTGTAAAGATTTCCACCAAATTAAATTTTTTAGGGTATGCGGAGCAACTACAGCTCGTATAAATGACCTGGAAAACATTGAAAATTTAGAACATCTTGATTTAGCCATCTTCTTAGACCGCATAAATAATAAAAAGGATCTATAGATGTCTACATACAAGAATACCAGCGGTGATTTAACCATGACAGGCGATGGTGGTGCAGCCACCCTTACGATCAATTATGCTGAAGCAGTTATTAACGGTAACTTGACGTACACTGGTAACTTGACCACAGTTGATGATTTTATTATTGTAGCTGCTAATAACACAGGCACTATTACAGACATGGGCTTGTTGGCTCAAACTGGTCCAACTACTTTTGCTGGCTTACGTTATGATACCACTGCTAATATGTGGCAGATTAGTAGCAGTGTGTATGGCAACGGCGGCCCTGTAACATCATACGCAAATATTGCCACAGGAAATGCCACAGTTGCTGGATCAAATCGAAACATACAATTTAATAACAGCGGTAGTTTTGCCGGCAATGCTAACTTTAGTTTTGATTTTGCCAACAGTCGAGTTACGTTAACAGGTAGTCAGGCATTTGGCAATATAGCAACCCCGGCCAACGTAAGTAATGCCATTGTTCTTTACGGAAATTCTGTGGGCAGTGGCGGTACAGGACTTTATGTAACATCTGCATCAGCCGCCGATGAATTGGTTAGCAAAGCCAAAGCCATTGTTTACAGTATTATATTTTAAGGAAGAATTATGCCATCAACAGCAATCACAAC